CGGCTAGCAAAGCACAAACCCAAAGGTATGCGTAAGTCTCGCACTGATCCCGCATGGCCTAACCCCTATGTGTTTCGGCCATGATACCACGCGTAATTAACTCGGCGGGAACGCGTCGTCGTCTGCGTACATCCTCACATCGTAATTGACAGCCTTCACGCTGCAGGTGCGCGTTCCGCTTGGAGACACATCTGTAATCAATGCGGGGAAGGCCCACGTCGATTCGTGCCCGAACTGGATGATCGGCGGTGTGTCGATGTTGCCTGACACGTTCGGCACGAAGTCTAGGGTCGGGATGGTAAACGTGTAGTCGTCGACCATCGTGGCGAAGTACGGGCCTGAGGCGCTGCCGTCCAAGCGGCGCACAACGACTTTATGCGCACCTGGCTGAGACCAATCGAGCGGTTGCGAAACTTCCAGTGTGATCGGGTTACCCGGCGTGTATGGCCGCGGCAAGTAGCTTACGACTTCCGCGCTCTGCCCATAGCCGGGTGTCGCAACGCCGAGCGCCACGTAATCGAAATACGCACTGTTCAACGCGTCAAGCTCAGTCTTGAAGCTGTACTGCCGCTGGCGATAGATATGACCGCGGCGGCGGCGCATGCCGATGCGCCACGCTTTGTACCGAACACCTACGCCGTCTACGCGGATCTTTTCTACGCGTTCCCCGGCATCCCCTGGCAGTCTGCATTCTACGGTTTCGTCTTGACGCGTGATGTGATCGTAATACTCGACATCCACGCCGTCGAAGTCGTCCGGCTGATCGGGCATCACGAAGTTGTCAGCCAAGGGCTCGAGCATGATGTGCGGGTTATAAACGTGGTCGAACGCAGGACCACGCGGCTCGTCACGCACTGGCACCAGCAGACCGCGATCAATGGTCAGTTCGGAGAAGCCGGCCTGTAAAGCATCGATCAAGTTCGACTTGACAGTCTTCGAGTCGTTGACGATCCGGTCGTAGGTATCGCCGCGCGGCGTCCAGCGTGTTGACTCAAGACGGTCCAGCTCGGCCAGGTCGATGTCGGTAACGTCGTTATACCCAACGTTGCGGATGATGTGTCCGATAGCTGCGGAGATCTCCCGGGTCGGCTGCGGAGCCTGCCAAGCGCCATTACGCAGGACCGGCAGAATGCGGGTGCATGACAGATTGATCAGGCTTTCGCTTTGCGAGGAAATCCGGTCACCACCTCGAATGTCGCAGGTAAGTACCGTCATGCCCGGGTAAGACGTAGGTGAAGAGCTGAACATTAGCCCCTTCAGCGCCTTCCACATCATCGTGTCGTTCTGCTCCTTGTCAGGGTCGCCGCTACCCTGGTTGACGAAGATCTTCTTCATCCGCACTTCAGGGCGCATCGGGTACGGCAGGTCGATTCGGTACGTGTACCCTTGGGCGTCGAGCGTGTTGTCGGTAGCCTGAACCGTAGTGGCAGTCCACGCGCCGCCGAGCGCCATGTCGCGGTACTCCCACGACTGGTACGCGGTCAGCATCCCGTAGTTACCCTTCGCATCCAAGAAGACGATCCCACTCGGGTAGAAGATGTCCACTTCGATAGCGACGACCGTTTGCCCCACAGGGCAAGCAGGGAAAGGGCCTCTGTAACCGCTGACGAGGTTCGAGCTGTCTAGCAGGATCTGCGCCACGTTAGACGACAGCGTGTCCCAGCCTGGCCAAGCGTTATCATCAGATCCGTCAGCGAGCAGACGCTTAACCTGCATCGTAGATGGCGAGATAGCCAATATGCGGAACTGGAAGCCGCGGTAGGACATCGCCATAACCACAGGGCCGATTACCAAGCCGGTGCCAGGCGCACCGCCGTCATAGTCCAGTTCCAACGTGGTGGGGCTAACCGCAGAGACAGTGTAGAACCCTTGGTTCTGTCCGGTGATCTGGATCTGATCGCCCACGATGAAGTTGAACTGGGCGATCGGCCCGGAGATCACATCGCGGCCCCCTGTACCTGTCCCATCGGCCACGGTGAAGTTGTACGGCGCTGCGGGGTTAACGATCAGCCCGACCGTCCAGTCTGCAGGGAACGTACCAGCGCCACCTGGAAGCGTTACGGTGTCGCCCGCGAAGTTCATCACCGAAGTGGTAACGCTGGAAGTCAGTCCGCCCGTGCTTACCGTCAGCTCAAGGCCGGAGGCTCCCGTGTTGCTGGCCCCAACTTCCGGTGCGGTGTACCAAAAATAATGCGCAGGGTTACCGGACAGGTCTGCACCAGGGGGGTAGATGAAGAACGACCCGTCGGCGCCCAAGTTGAGCAAAGGCGTTTCGCCAGTGCGCACGTCAGTTAGATTGATCTGGTAGGAGCCCTGCCCTACGGCCAGGCACATCTCCGTACGGATCTCACGGGGGCCGGCGAAGTAGCTGCGTGGGGGTACAAGGTAGTCCGGATAGCGCTGAGGGTTGTAGCCGAACAGCTCCGGGCGTACATCGTTGATCTTGACCTTGTTGCCCTTGCTGCTGGACTGGTCGAGGGGTTTGCCTTGCTGGCTGGATTGCTGGTTTAGCCCCGGCAGCTTAGGCATAAGCAAGCCGAGTACTGCCTTGGCGCCTGCGACCAGGGCGAAGGTAATCGAGAAGGGGTCTGTACCTTTCGGCTCACGGTAGATCTCCACCTTGTCTTCGGCAGTGATCAGCGTCGTCAGCCACTGACGCGGCAGCAAGCGCTCGTCATTCACGTACAGGCTAATCGCCAGCTTATCCAATGGCGTACGCCGTGATATGCCGTGGCGGTAGAGCCACTCGGCCATCATCTGCGACTTACGGATCTTGTGCGTCTCTTTGCCTTCGTCAGAGAGCCGGCTCGCGTAAATTTCAATCATGGGCGATCCCGATGGAAGGTCACAGTCGAATGGTCTCGCATCCACTTGTGCAGTGGCATGCATCGAGGGCCACGCGCGGGGTTGATCTCCAGAATGCGCAAGCCATCTGCGGAGTCGATAACCAGGGCTACGTGCGTACAGATGCGCCCGATCATTACCGCGGCGATGGCGCCGTGCTCAGGCTCGCAGCGCTCCATGCAGGAAGACTCTTCCTCGTACGCCCGGGTGAATTCTCTGGGCTCGGTATTACGCAGGCTGCCGTACTCCGGAAGAAGCCGGAGCCCAAGCTCAAAATGCCGAACAGTCCTGACTAACGACCAGCAGTCGTGTTTGTCGGGGCCGCGGGCGCCGTCCTCATAAGTGCAGGAAAGATAACGGTTTACAAATTCCATCAGATGTACCTGAGCGCAGGAGCGTAGTTCACAGTGTACAACGCTCTCGGCCAGGCGACACCGATCATGTTGAAGTACCCGGTTTCGAGCTGCGCTTCCTGCCCTTGCAGCGTACCGCCGAGCACAGCCAACACATACGGCTTCTCTGCCGGCGCGGAAAGGTTCGTGTTCAGGTACGTTCGATAGACCGCGGTGACCCGGGCGTTAGCGTTGATCGCCTGGTCGATACGCTTCGATACCTCCCCTGTGGTGTTATCCACGGCGAAGGCCAGTGTCTGATTCCCCTTGTTGTTCTTCGCAGCCAGGGCGATGTCGATGTTCGCGGCTATGAAGGTCACCGTACGGGCGTCCTCCGTCACCGCGGTTACATCGTCGAACCCGTTGCAGATGAAAATAGGTTCATCCCACCCGGGGCAAGTCAGTTCGAGCGTCCTGATAATCGCATCAAGACGCTCGTTAGCCCCCGCGTTTACTTCCGCTAAGATCTGACTCATCAGGCGGAAATCGGGTTGGCAGTTTTCCACGTACCCGGCGTGCCGGCGGTGACGCAGATGAAGTCAGCAAACCCGGCGGCGGATGGCAGGGTGTTCGTCCAGCGGTCTCCGCGTTGGTGCGACCCCGTGGCCGGAGCGTTCGAGCCGTAGCCGAACTTATTCCAATAGGTTGACCCCGCGACAGTCTTACGCATTACGTGGCCCACGTCGCCGCAGATCCACTCAGAACCGACGCTGATCTTCGTCCACTGGTTGCCTACTTCGAAAGCCACGTCGGGCGAGCGCCCGTGGTGCATCAGGTCTACCCGGGTAATCGAAGTGGTCCCCTCGACGTTGATCAGGTTCGGCAGGTCATTAACGGTGTTGCCTTTGAACGACACCACATCGCCTTGGATCGGGTTGAATGCCGTGGTAGCCAGGGCGTATGACTTGCCGCCGGTGAACACAGTGTTCTTCACCTCCATCAAATCGAAGCGCCCGACAACGTTGTCGAGGTAGACAGCCGCGTAGGAGTTTGCGTATGCCGAACTGTTTGCGTTCTCGATGGTATCCCCGTCGATTACCCAATTGGCGTCGTTAGGGCAATTGCCGAACGTGTACGCCGGGCCTAGTACGCCGGTGATCCGGTTGCCCAGTGCGCGGAAGTTCTTCACGTTGGCGATCCAAACACCCGGCGGATAACCGACACCGTGGTCAGCACCGTTGAACTCAAGCTGGTTACCGATCATGTCTACGCGGTCAACGGTAGCGACCAGTGTGGCCACGCCGAAGTCAACCATAGCGAACTTGCCGACACCGGTTACCAACTGGTTGTTCAGGATCTGGATATTGCTCAGGGTGAACCCTGTGTTCGTGTAGCCGCGCACCAGCATGTGACCCTGGACGCACTTGTTATTGCTAACGGTGATCATCCCTGCGTTTGACGCGTAGCCGCCGATATTCACCATGTTGAGGAAGTTGTAGTACTCGTTCCCGTCGATCACCGACAGGTCGCCATGCGCTTCGAACATAGAGCAGATCGTCGCCGGCAGACCGTTGTTGCGCCCGATGCAATTCTTACCCTTGATGCTGGTGAAGCCGTAGACGCTGGAATGGTCGGTGATCCCTGTGTTGCCTGCAATAGTTTCGCCCACGTCGGTGAACGTGCAGCCGATGGTTTCAACCGGACCGATGGAGAACGGAAAGGTGTTCAGACCCCACTGGATCACATGGTAGCCAGGGCAGTTCTTGAAGTTGACGTCGTAAGCGCCGCAGCCGACGCCTTTGCTGACCGCGATAAGCGCGTTGCTTTTCATCGTCAGGTTTAGATTACCAGCGGCGTTGCCGTCGATGTAGTTACCTGGCAGGCCGCGCACGGTGAAATATTCAGTAGCCGGGTCGGTGTCTTGAGCGTACGAGATGAAGCGGTATCCTAGCGCGCCGGCCAGGGTGTTCTGTCCGTCAGCGATCTTGATCTGACCCTGGATGATGAAGTTCACGTATGGCATCGGCTTGCACATTACTTTGTTCGTGCCGGTCAGCAGACCACCGAACTCGTAAGGGCCGAGGCTGCTACGAGGCA